TACCGCATGGCGTGAATGGGAAGAGTATCATACACTTCGAAGTGTGGTTCAAGAGATGTTTTTAACAATGTCGATTCATGGCGGACCTCAAATCACTACCAATGATTTGGACTATTTACCCTATGTGTTTGCCGATGCAGTGGTTAGACTCGGGTAACGCCATCCGCACCTACAGTATGAGGATTGCTTGCAGGAATCTGTGGGTTGTATCCAGCGTAGTTTCCGTAAGTTTGTGAACCAGGCATACCCGATGCCGCACCTACAAACGATGTGCCGGTTGCGCCTGCGTTATACACGCCTGCTCCACCACGCATACGGTGCTTGCGGGTCTTGCGGGTCTTCTTCTTACTCTTCTTGGATTTCTTACCACCCTTCTTGGTCTTTCTGCGACGACGACCTCCAGCTTGGGTGTCGCTTGCATATGGGTCAGGTATGACCTGTCCTGTTGCAGAGTTTACGGGTGCAGATGTATTGACGGCTCCCCATTGAAGCGCACCAGGTGTAATCGCTTCGGTAGGACCATACATCATTCCACCTCGCATTGTTCGACGTCTACGACCTGCTTGTTGTACTGACGCACAAGACATTTACTCCTTCGCAGGAAGAAATACGCCCATCGTTCCAGGTTCAGTATCGTAAAATTCCCATCCTCGAACCGACGCGTCATCGGGCATTTCCGCATACGTCAACAGAGCCGTCAAGTCTGGATGATGGCACTCTTGCAATAGACTTTCAAGGAGTGTGCGGCGCGACTCGTAGGACAGTTTTTCATAGACATTGAGTCCATTCAGATACCGAATATCACACGCTAAAAAAACACTGGGTTTCAGTTGAATGACACGTATAACTGTATCTGAAAAGAGACGTTCATCCAACACGATAGAGAGTGGAACCGGTGTATCACGATGGTCTACAAACCATGCGACGGCTTGATTATCCTCGTGGGTTAGCAGAATCCACCCCGGATTCCCCACGTATTGAGGTACTTTCAGCGGGCGGGGGTCCTTTACGTTCCCCTTCTTGACGTGGGGCTTCCACGGGCACAGGCGGTGCATACGTTGGAACGCTGACATGTTGTTCGGCTTCCGGTTGTAGTTGTATCGGCGGTGGTGTGAAAACTGGCTGTGCCTGGACTTGGATTTGCGTAGGAGGATACAAAGTTCGCACGACCCAGAACACTGCAATGTGTGCTACAACAACTACAACAAGTGTGCCCAATGCGACCGAGAGGATTTCTTGAAGGTCCATCTTTATCTGGTCGGCATCTTTTGTCGTGAATGAACAAACCGCAATGCAGTCCAACCCGATCCATCACACCAAGGACACGGTCTACAACGCACTGAAAGGAAAGTTGGACTTGAACAATCTCGTCGGCTCTTCCATTCAGGTCGCAAAGGAAGTCGAACAGATTGCAAACCTCAAAGGAAAAGAGAAGTTGGAGTTGCTTCAATCCATCCTTCGAATCTGTATCCACGATTCGAACAAGTCCTCCGAGGAAAAAGAAGCACTCTACTTCACAGTCGACCGAGTTGTGCCGGTCATTGTCGAAGCAGCGGTTCTTGCTTCCAAGAGTCCAATTCTCATTCGTCAAGTCAAGGCAGTCTGCTGTGGTTGCTGGACAAAGACCGTTCGCTCGTAAGGTGACAATGCTTCAACCCATACACGAGGTGAGTCCGAATAGACAGTGACTCGAACCTGTTCACATCCATAGCCTCTTGAAAACACAGAAGATTCAAACGGCAATTCTTCATACTGGACCGACCCATCCTCTGAACGAGTAATCGTTGAAATGGTTTTTTGTTCTATATTGTATCGTCGGAACCCTATATACAGCATGCGAGTCTCGTAGGTTCGTAGTGGTTTGGTATGTTTCCATTGTTCAGGAAGTTCATCGAGTAGTGTTACGTTCATGAAACACTCACTGTATTCGCGAAAACGATTCGTTTTAACTCTTCCTCATCGTGAAGTGCGGCATTCAACTTGTCGACTCCACGACGAATCTCATTCTCAATGGCTCCCCACTTTTCAGGGTTATTCAGATACTTGGTGTGACGAGTGGTCTTGTCTGGGAATCGCTCAATCAACTCAGACTCGGTTGCGTCATACATGTTCATGTAGCACCGAAGTTGAATCTCATCGTAGAGCGGTACTTCAGCCCAGACACGCGTTCGGTCTTTGGAGTCTACAATTCGATTCTCGGACGCAACATATCCATCGCATCGTCCCACTAGCTTGAAGGTTCCAAAGTCTTTCTTGATCGTCTTGGTATTTCGTTCGGTGACCTTCACATCCTTTACAGCCTCGTAGGTGTCTAGGATTTTGTCTTCATTGTTTATTCCACGCTGTTTGGCAACTTGACCACAGACTTCACTGACTAAACGTGCTTTGAGTTCAAGAGGAAGTGTGTCTCTACGAAGGTCAAACACCAATGCAGCTTGGGATTCGACCTCTTTGAGTACTTCTTGCACATTGGCGGTTCGTTGAGCGGATTTGACACCGGATTGAACGATGTCCATGATGGGCCATTCGTGAAGGACTTCATTCACCAACTTGGAGTAAGCGCGAAGATTGTATGTCTTTTCTAATTCGGCTACACGCGTCTTTCCAACCAAGTCTTTACAGAGGAGTTCGTATGCAATTTCATGTTGGTTCTGGTATTTGTGGAGACCGATAAAGCCAGCAACTTTGGAAGCAGAGAGTTCAGGGATCATTTAAGGTAGTTTTCTTTACAGCCGATGGATTCGTTTTCTAAGTTGAAAAGCTCTTTTGCATTCGTGTAATCGCATCCAACCACGCAGGGATTCCATTCAAGACCGTTGCAACCGCCAACGAATCTCCCGCAACGGGTGTAGTGTCCAAGGTTACACCTTCACAGACCAAGACAATCGCAGTGGTCAACAACGCCTGTCGAGACTTTGCGTCTGAAGGACTCCATCGCAAGCAATACATTCGATACAGGACTTCAATGTACGGTCGTGCAACGGGTTGTGCTTGCTTTTGAATTGCGTCCCAGAAACTCCACACAACATGATTCCCATGAGCCACCGACACATAGGTATCCGAACGGTTCGCAAAGATCAAGGGTTGTTTGGTCTGTTTCTTGTGTTCACGAGCATACGCAAAGACCCACGCCATCCAATACAAGGCTCGTGTTGTATCACGTACATCTTGACGAAGACAATACACAAACTCATTCATAGGCACTGCAACCGTCAATGGGTCATCGCGACGCAATACCAGTTTGCCGTATAAGGTAGACGGTGCTTTCAACGACTCTTGAATCGTCACTGGGTCGAAATCATGTTGGGGTTTGATGGTTGGTAAGGTAGGAAGCTTGTTCTTGCGACAGAACGAAATGGTTGCAGCGGCTTTGCAAATGAGTTCACGCACTTCAATGTTATTACGAATGGCGGTCATGTCTCGTAACGAATACTTGGATTCAATTGGTGCATAGTTTTCATACGCTTTCGCCAAATACAAGAAGATTGCAGGTTGAGCTCGATTCACATGCAGGGCTGCGCCTTCAAACAACGCCATCCACAATGTATGGACGAGTCCTGAACACACAAGTTCCAACGACCAATAACATGCATAATCTGCGTGACCGAGTTGAATGTTCTGAAGGAGCACCTTCGTAACATGCGAACGGATATGACCACAAAAGGTGGTTTTTTGAAAGTCTAGGACAGTTCGAGGGTCTGTGATTTCCATTGCTGTTCTAGTAGATAGTTCCATACGAGGTTAACCGCGAATGAGCCTTATACTTTTGATAGATGCTATACAGGACATACAAGAGTGAAGCTACAATCAGAATGTTCATGATTGAATCTAACCAATCCCAAATGCTTGGGTCAGGCTTTTTAGATCGGAGCTTGCGTTCCAATTGAATGGCGTTCTCAACTTTATGAATCTGATCCTTGAAGGTATCCGCTGCATACTTGACTTCATCTTTCAGTGATAACACTTTATCTTTTAATCCATTCACTACATCGACGGTCTTTCGTTGATTTTCGTACTGGCGCAATGCATTGTTTTTCGTGTCTACCAACTTTTGAACGATCGGATTGACTTCAGCTTTCAGTAGACGTTCCTTTTCAGTTTCTTTCCACTTGTCTCCATCTTTGAGTATGTAATACGCAGATCGAGCTTGTTGATATGCATCCGGTACTTGATCTCGTACATTTTCTGCGTCTTGGAGTTTCTTGAATGCATCTCGAAGTTTCACATCCTTGCTAATCTTTCCGTCCATGATGACAAGTTCATTGGCGAATCGGTCTTGTTCCTTGAGAAACTCGCTATACGCAGTTGGATTTGTAGTTTGAAGTTGTTGGAGTGTAGTTCCTTGAAACATGACTGCAGAGATTGTATTCAAGGTTGTTGAGTAACTTGGGTCACTCTTGTAGACACATTGAAACCCTCCATTCACATTTCGTCGTTCGTAACCTCGCTCGGTCGGGCATGACATCACACACGACAGATTGCCTGCACTTTCAAAAGGGGTTGGACATTTGGGCATTTCCACTGTAGGTTGCCCACCCGTGGTTGACTGTACGAGTCCCATTACTCATCTTGTTAGAAAGAAACCAATGGAGACACCCACAGACAATAGCAAAAACGCTAAAACATGTGCAGTATCCGTAGGAAGTGTAAGATAGGATAGAAAGACCAATACCAATAGGAAGAGTGAAAATTGAACGAAGAAGAGATCACGAGACTCGATCGATAGAATGGCTTTACGCTCTTTTTCAAGGTCTGATGACGGAGCCGTTGGAGCTCGCATCGGTTTTAGACTGTCGTTGATTTCTTTGAGCTTTTCAGCTGCAGCGTTCGCGTCTTTGAAGTCTGAATAATTGGATTGAATGCGTGAATACTCGTCTACATACTTGGTTCGTTGCCTACTAACTTGACCGAGTACACCGATCTGTTCGACTTCTTTCTCGACTCGCATGACTTCGGTTTCAACACGTTCTTTTTCAGTGGCATAGGTGGACGGTATCGTATCGGTAGCTTCCAGTTGAGGTAATGAATTTAAGGTAAAGAAAAATTGATTATACACTGAGTGTACACACTTTGAAACGGGTGGTCCGGTTCCACCACCGCTCTCTTGAGCATACTTAAACTTGGCTGGACATGAAGCATGACATGTGAACAACGCACCCTTTTCAAACCCAGGCGGACAGGATAATGATTGACCCATCTCCTTTAATTACGGTTCGGGAGAAAACCGTTGAGGATTCCGTACAGCGGAGTCGCGATACGAGCCGAAGTTGAAACTTCATTGGATTTCCATCCAAGTGTGGGTGCAGCGGCAACTCCATTACGGATATACGGTGCAACCGTAGCCGCCATACGAAGGTAACGAGTGTGTTCCGACGCATCGGTCGTTAGTCGGACATGACGAGGTGTGTTAAGTTCAAGGAAAGAACTGACGGGCATTTTGTTTACTAACAAACAAGATAATGACGACCGAGTTTGAAAGTGTATTGACACGATACAAACTGAGTTTGTTAGAATATAAGGTGACCGGACAGTCCACTTATAAACAACAAGCTGAAGTAGCCGAAAAATGGCTGAACGATTACATCAAAACCCTACAGCAAACCATTCAGAACGATTCCAACTTCATCGACCAATTTGCGAAGAACTATGAAAAAACCAACCCTGAACTTGTCAAGTTTCAGAAGGAGATCGCAGATGCACGTAAACAAGGTCCCAAGTTAAACGATCTCTATGAAGGCGAACTGAAAACGAAGGAAGAAGTGGTTCGCGATGATTCAATGTACTATACCAAAGCCGCCATCATTGGTGGAGTCCTTGCACTTGCAGCTGTAGTGTCCTTCCTTTGAGCCATAAATAGGATATAGAAGACAATACACAGTGCAAGTAGCAAAAAGAACAATAAATACAGTCGAAGTTGTGAATCTGCATCGTGACTTGCCTGTTGGCGAATACGACGCAAGGTTTCAAGTGTGTCGGTGGCTTCGATCAAACCATTGTAGTCTCGTTGAATCTGTCCCAGCTTTTGAATGAACTTATCTCGTTCTTGTTTGATATCGGGTGTGTTCTGTTTCAAAAAAGTAAGATTCTCAATCATCTCGTTGAGTGTTGCAGCAATCGCAATGTTCAACTCACGGAGTTTAGGAATCTTGCTTGTATCGTTGGTTTGAATCGCCTGTGACGAGAGTGTGTCGTATTCAGCGAGTTGGGTTGTGTACTTTGCCTTTAAAGTATCCATTGTCCTTACGCAATATTTACATCTGGAACACAGTAACGATAGTACAATTGTGCGCCCGCAACATCACTGTGTCGATTGACTTCAATCACATCACCCGGTCGTGCTCCAATCCACTTCACCATCGGGTCTTGTGAGTCAATCCACGGGAGTTGCTGGTCGGGCTTATTGATATTGTAGGTCTTGAATACTTCCGCCTTCTCTTCCTCTTTGAGAATACGGTGAGGCATCGCAGCACGGTGGGTCGTGATATCAAACAGAAGCTGTCGTTTGTGGAAGAACTGAATCAAGCGAGTCTTGGTCATCTGCTTGATGATTTTCAGCACATTCTCGGAAGGAGGCACCAAGGCTACAATGATGATGCCGTGGGTATAGTCATTCCCATCCGCAAAGTCCACAATTTTGTTTACATCACGCTCCACCATACCTTTGGCCTTTTGACTGAACACGACCAGTTGGTTTCCAAGGGTATATAAGTTCACATTCTCAATTCCATCCGTGACCACTCGTTCGGTCTTTGTATCCAAACCACGGCGTCCTAGCATTGTTCGCAAGGTTTCGAGTGCTTTGTCTTCGTCCATACTTATCCTTTCATCTAGACAGAAAGCTGTTCGTTTTTTCGTGAAGAAGGATAATGACGAAGTGGCTTTTATTTGCGGCTGCGTGTCTAGTGGCTGTGCTCGTACTGATGAAAACAACCGAACGATTCCAACCCGAGTTCTTGGACCGAACCCAAATTGCACGAACGGTTGCAGTTGAAGATTCATCCTACAACCAACAGACCAATCACGTAAACCCCATACCCGTCCAGCGTGAATCCATTCACGGAATCGAGACACCTTTCCGAGTGAACCAATATACATCGTATGTTGCATAAGAAAGTATGGTGTTTCATGCGAGAGTGTCGGATGTCTTTAAAAAGAGTCCTCGTAAGGCAACGATTCCAAAAGCCTTACGAGAACAGGTCTGGGTTCAGCAAATTGGGCAGAAGTTCGATAGCAAGTGTAAAGTGACGTGGTGTACGAACCGAATCAATGTCTTTGATTTCCAATGTGGACATAACATTCCAGAAAGCAAAGGCGGTAAGACTACAGTCGACAATCTAGTTCCGATTTGTGGTCGGTGTAATATGAGTATGGGCAGTCAATACACGATTGACGAATGGAACCGCAAGTTTGCCAGTCCTAGGTCGAAGTGGTGTCAGTGTTTCGTTCGGCAATGAACATTTCATCCCATCCGTTGACCGGAACAATGCGGTATCCAATTGAACGAATATAGTCAAACAACTCCTTGCGTAGCTTTGTTGCAGGAATACCTTCCTGGTCTCGTGACTCGCGCCATGATTCAAAGAGAATCTTGGGATATCCATTACGCTTAAGAGTTTCAAGTCCACCTTCAAGCACGTTCTTTTCAAACCCTTCTACATCCATCTTGATAAGACCAATGTTATCAAGCTGGAATGAGTCCAACGTTGTAATCGGAACCTGAATGGTGGGAGACGAACGACCCATGAAAGGCATGCAACTGTTCCCCCCTCCATCCTTTGGAGAATGCATGTAGTATGGAATGCTACCCTTTTCATTACCCAATGCAGTTCGATGAGGTATAATTTTGTAATCGAGTTCTTGTAACGCAATGTTGGTACAAAGGTAGTTGAACGTTTTAGGACAACATTCAAAACTTACGACACCTGAACTGAAGTTCGCCAAGTACATTGAATAGGTGCCAACATGTGCGCCTATATCCACAAAGACTTTAGAAGGGTCCATCAAGGTAGCCGCCCATTCGATGATGGATTGTTCATAGTTTCCCCGAAGCGCAAAGTCTCGTGCAACCACGAGATCTTCTGGAAAGACCATACAATCCTTTCGTAACGTGTAGAATACTGGGTCTTCTGTAGTAAGAGAGTTTTCACGAAGGTAATACATTTGCGTTTACTTGTTTGAGTGTGTGTAAACACTATATACAATGAAAACGACTACCTTTGTCACCGCCTTTTTCAAACCTGCTACTTCCTATCGCAGTGAGACAGAGTACTTCGTCCTATTTGATCGTCTTGCAGCGACAGGTGTCTCCATTCTTCTCTTTTTGGATACAACCTATACAGATAAGGTTTTCCCATCCAATGTTCGAGTGATACCCATCGATCTCGATACATCGTTCCTACCTGAAACACCTATACTGCCTAGCCAGATGCATCCTGTAAAAGATAACGCACAGTACATGTGCATTCAATTGAACAAGTTTCGGATTATGAATGAAGCACTTGCATATACAGAGACACCCTATTTAGCATGGATTGACTTTGGAGTATTTCATATGGTACGGGACGAGTACCGGGTCACAGAAATGCTCCACACAATTGAGAGAAGTACATTCCGCACAGATCGTATTGTAAGCCCTGGTTCCAAAATCGTTGATTTAACCGATGTATGGATACGTCCTGTCTGGAGATTGTTTGGGACATTTTGGGTAGGACATCGTACGTTAATCCCTCTTGCATACAGCCGTCAAATGATACTTATCCGGGAAAACCTTCCTAAACTTTCATGGGAAGTCAATTACTGGGCTATGATGGATGAGTATTTTGATATTTATCCTTCAGGACACGATGATTCAATTTTTACAAGCCTACCCCTCTATGGAGAAGGTGAGTTATTGAAAGCGGTTGAGTGGCACAAGGAATGCCTTACTGCAAGAGTTCTACATGACCACTTTCATCATTTCATTCAGCTCTACGATGCAGTTGGACGCGATCATATTCATGGGTGGGGAAGTTACTTATTCGACGGCTTGAAGTACTCCTATCAACTCCAGACCTTGAAAAAACAGGAATCTCTTTTTAACGTTGGACAAAAGGTGTCTCATCTATTAGAGATTGGAGTCTATTTGGGTCACTCTCTATTGATTTTACTGGTGTCTAATCCGACCTTACGAATTACATGCATCGACAATGATGCACGTTATTCACCCAAAGCAGTTGAGTACTTGAATCAACACTTTGGAAATCGTATCACCTTCCATCTTGGAGATGCAAGTGAAGTCTTGAAGACCTTACCATCGGATGAATATGATGCTATCCATATTGATGCAGATCATACACATGAAGCAGTTCGGTCTCATTTTGTTCATTCATTGCCTTTAGCAAAAAAGAATGCATTCATTGTCTTTGATGACTATGAAGCCACTCAATCTCTGATCGACAAATTCATTGCAGATAAAGTACTCACTATCATTGATTTACCCCGTTGCTTATGGACGAACATTGTAACCCAACTAAATGTCTAGGCTCATTATCTTCTTCTCTTCGGGTTTGGGTGGTAGAGTTCCTTGCTTGCGGTGTTCCAACACTTCATTCCAGAACTGCGTCAGACCTTCCAAATGTTTAGGCAACCACTCTGGGTCCTTGGGTACAAAGTCCTCTTTGATGGAGGTCAACAACCAATAGATGACTTGTGTCGTATCTTCATAGATGTCTTTGTCGTAGACAACCTTGCCATCTTCGTAGACTGTAAACATGCCTTTTTGTTCGGTACTTCGAACCCATTCTGAATAATTCACCTGCTTGAATCGAAACTCAACATACTCACATTCATCAATCCCCGTGCATTCCATCTGCATTTGCATCTGGTGAATGTATCCAGGTGGAATCTCGGCTTTCATTGCACGGCTGATAGGACATTTGAATTCGACAAGACGACCATAGCGTTTTGGGTCATCACTATTCGGCACAATCAATCCATCGGGTGATGCGCCTAGAAATGTGTAGCGTGGATGCTGGACGCACGAGACATCGGTAATCGTGCATTTGGTTCTTTCTTCGTAAATCTTCTTTGCAACGGGTTCGAATCGTGTACCCCATAACAATGCAGGGACCGCATTTCCTTCGCCAGGAGGTTTGGGTTCCAACTTTCGCATCATCACTTCTCGTCGTGCAGATTCAGACCCGAAGACTCCATACACTTCCGAAGCCGTAATCATTTCACTTCGTTTGGCGTGCCAGGCCTCTGTCCGCTGGTCGTTCGCTCCATACATTCGCAATACACGTTCATAGCACCGGTCTCGCATCCACAATCGTCCGACTTCCCCGAGCATGAGTCGTTCGACGAGGGCGTTGACCTGTTGCTTAAGAACACGAAGCGGCAGTCGTGGTTCAAGAGTCCTGCAAAACGCGATAAACTCTCGGACTCTTCGTTTGAGTCCTGTGTAGGGTCGGTTGTCGAGCAACCATTCAGTAAGGCGCTCTTCCATTGTTCTTCTGTAAGCTTCGTCGTTGAAAGTTCGTTTTCAAGAGCCAGTCTCACTGCAACATAGGATTCAATTTCAGTTCCTTCCAACACTCGCACTTCAGTCGTAAGTTTTTGCTGCATTTCGTTTACGGCTTTTCCTAGTTCGCGTGTATGAGGTTCAATCTGGTCTAGGTCTGCCCCTACGGATGAAAGATACATTGCCGACATTATATATAAAAGGCATTTTC